TACTTGTTCTCCCTCTTTCATACTTTGGTTAGAAGGAGCATGGCTAATTACACCTTTTGTATCTCCAGAAGCAACGCTAGCTTCTTTTATGTTTTGCAATCTTCTTATATCTCTATCCATTACGACACCCTAGAGTGTAAAACCCTATACTCAATAGTTATATCGTTTATCTGTATACCAGCAGTAGCTCCAACAGCACTATCCGGATTAGTTATTTTTAATTGTAAACTTTGACAAGTAAAGGGGCTAGAAGGATACGCTTTTAAAACATCCCACTGTGTAGTAGCTGAAAAATTACCAGTTAAATTTGTATAAGAATTTGTAGTGCCATCTATTTCATATGATATTGGCGCTGTCTGAGTGTTATCACTTTTATATGTTACATATACAGCGTATATCTTTTTTAACCTACCGGGTTGTCCAAAATCCATATCCTTTGTTTTTACTAAAAATGTACCTGCAGCTCCATTATACAGCGTAGTACCAGAATACTTTTTAACATAAAACTTATGCATAAATATAGCAGTATCATCGCCGTGAATATTTTTTGTAGTAGCGTTATATCCTCTTTTCACCGTTAAGGTATTACTGCTAATGCTAAGAACTTTCATTGATTCACTATCTATTTGAGCTATATCCCCAGCATCCCAAACACTTCCGGTATCAACATCAATTTCTGGTTCAGAATTATCTAAAGGTTCAGCTAGTTGATTAGCACTTGCAGGGCTATGTTCAAGTATACATAAATCACCATTATAGTCTATATCAAAATTACTATATTGATATTTTACAGTGGATGTTCCATCTGTTAATAAATCAGAAGCAAATACCCAACTTTTAAATTTAAAATCATATATATAAGCATCTCCACTTACTGAGTATACTCCCCCACTTCCAGAAGAATCTCTCATTACTATTAATTGTTTTCTTATTTTTTCATAACCTACTATAGAGTCATCTTCAATAAAATCTCCCCAAGATGGACTACCTCCAATAGCTGTTCCATTTTCTAATATTTTACCTTCTATTAAATTCCTTATTCTACTTCCATCATACAGATAACAACCATTACTATTTACCCAGCATATACCAAAATCAGTTCTAAATACAGCGGCTGGATGAGCTAATCCATTATGTTTTACATTTTCTTCTAAAAACCAGCTAGTATCTGAAGGAGATGATACATTTATTATTTGTACAGACTTTTGTTTAAATGCTAGAATCCTATCAGCAAATTCCATTAACTGCACATATGAATCATTGTCCCCACGAACTACATCAATATAATTAGTTGAAGGAAATGTATCAAATCTATTAGGCATACTATACATTATTCTGTCTCCAAAAGTAGCAGGCTGGTTGCTTCCTTGTGGGATTATTTTAACATTAGCTACAAAAGCTCTTCGATTACATACAACAGCACATCCCCATCCTTCGCCTATAGCTCCAATGCTATTACTATCAACAGAACTTGAATACCCATTAATTGATTCATATGTATCTAAATTTTGAGATAGCGAATCAACATTACCGCTATAATGATTAGGAGCTGTATCTACAGTCCAAACCTTTTCAAAATCAGAATTTAAACTTGTTCTTACTCCTTCTTTTAAACTTACATCAGCTAACAGCACCCAAGCCTCATCAGAGCCAGATGGTCTACAATAAGCCCTACCACCGCTAATTCTTTCATCGTAAGGCCCTTCTGCTCTTATTTTTACTTGAACTTTTTGTCCAGCTGTAACAGCAAATGTATTAGATGAAGAAGGTATATATAGCAATGATTCCTGATTGTCATCATATATAAAAGAAATAGCTATTTGATATGTATCTGCAACCCAAGTACTTGAACTATCAGATGCCATTGTAGTATTAACATTAAATCCTGCACCAGCTGAAGATAAATAACCACTTCCAACAACAGCTTCTGTAGGAGGAGCTAATGTATTATCATTAGCATAAAAACCTAAATAATTATTTTCTCCAGTAGTCCCGCTAAAATGTGTTCTTTTTACAAAGCCCCACCATTGTATTTTATTAGCATTAGTTCCTATGCTTGAATCTTTCATACGAGTATCAGAAATTCTGACTGCATTATCAGCTATATAATACATTATTTTTGCTGGAGCAATTGGTACCGAACCATCAAATAAAGTAGCCACTTCATGTGTCGTAGCGTCAGAAGACTTTAAATAATGACTAACACTAGATTCTCCAGCATCTCCAAATAAAAATAAAGATTCTGCTAACTTATGCGTACTAATAGTATGCCCTGAAGAAGAACTAGCTCCATCGCTAGCGACAACTTCGCCTGTTAAAGTATTTCCGACAATTAAATATGAACTATTACCGGGCCCATGAGCTTTAACTGTGTGAAATCCATTGTTTGCATAGTTAACTTCTGAAGCACTCCCTGATACAATTATTTCAGAACCTACTGGAAAACTGTCTCTTAAATCAACACCAGCAGAATGAATAAAATGCTGATTAACAGCACTTGCATTAAATAATATATCTGTTCGAGCCCCCACACTTGTAGCTCCAACTGCATAATCTATTTCAAACGATTTAAAACCATAGCCCTTTTCTAAAGAACCTTCTGTCTGGTCACCAGCATCACCATGTGTTGCAAATGAACCACGACTACGTATCATTCCATTATGGTCTAACATTACATTCTGAGCTTGTACTAACTGATTATCAGCTATATCACGTGCATCTTGTAAATTATTAATACCACCTGAAAAGTTATTTAATGTATACATTTGCTTTGGCACTAGGCTGACCTCACTAAGAAATCCTCAACAGTACCGCGCCCTGCCATACTATTATAATACTTTTTCCAATATTCAGCTTGTCCTTCAACGCTAGATGGAAGAGGCTTAGGTATGCGTCTATAGTGTAAGCGACACATAGCTATCTGAGCGGCTATATTAGTTTCTAATATAAAATCCCAGTCTTCTTCTTTTGGGTCTACAAAATAAGACAGCTTAACATTTGTAGCTTCCGCAACTTTCTTCATTAGCTTTTTTCTATAAGCTAGATAGTTTTTACATATATCTACAGCTACCCATGATTCGCATTGAAATAAGCCTCTGGCGGGCCCTTTTATCTGGCGTAGGTACTTGTATCCACTTTCTACTTTTCCAGTCTTATAGACCAAATCTAGAGCCTCTGGAGAGTATAAATCCATACTATCTAGAACTCTTTTAATCAAATCTTTTACTTGAGGTTCGTTTAACAAACTATTTCCCCTCAAAAAGACCATGCAACAAATCAGTAACAACATCAACGACTTTTTCAAAGAATATTTGCTCCTTATCTTCCGATACAAACGGAATATCTATTTTAGCATTGATAGCTGAGGCAATCTTTTGTTCCATTTCTTTGGAATTTAATTGACTCATCATATCGTCTTTAACTTTATCAGCTTGAGATTCTGCAATCTCTACTAACATTTTTTTAATATCCATGTTTTACCCTTTCGTGAATATATAGCCGAATAACCCTGAGAATACAACAGATAACATTGCCCCTATGGCTTTTACACCTGACATATTACCTTCTAATTCTCTTACTCGACCATTCTGTTCTTTAATTAATTCTTTTAATTCATCTACAGATTCTTTTACATACATAATATCTGAATTATGTTTTGCATTTAGGACAGTTAATTCTTCCATCCTACTTTGCATATTAACGCGCCAATTATCAACTTCTGACTTATTCATCTTTTTCGCCCACCTTGACCACGATATTTTTTATATTTACTCTTAGTTCCTCGGCCATGTCCGATTCTTGTTTTCTTCATTTTCTTCAACTTTTATCCAACTTTCCTCTTAGGAAGTTAAGACTTTCGCTTTGAGTTCTCAACTCAAATGTTAATTTTTCATGACGCCGCTCAGCGTTTTCAATCAAACTTTCATGTCTTCTGTCAGCGCTATTAGATTCTTTATTCCATCTATCTATAAGTTTCACTATAATTTCTCTATTCTGTTGCATTTCATCTTGAGCAATATCTTGCACTTGTCTTATTTCAGTTTCAAGGTCTTCCATTTTATTATTAATAAGTGTATCAACGAAACCCCTAAACCAATAAAGCATTCCAGAAAATAGTATGACCATAACGCCTACTACGCCATATTCTGCATACATTTCTGCCATATATTGTTCCCATTTATATTATTAATACTCCACGCTCACATAAGCCATTGGAGTTACTCCTGCAATCCAATCTGGATTAAAATTAGCGCCTTCACCTATAAAACTTCCCCATATCTTTTTTCCACCTTCTATTTCTATTGGCTGAACACCTGACCAGACAACAGAATCATCCATCATACAATATGCATGAAAATATGCGTCATATTTACCTTCCTCTATCTGATAAATATAATATGTAAAGACAGGGCGCCATGTATCAATTCCATCTTGCTCAGCAGATGCTTGAAAATATATTGGTATATTATTTTCTGCATCTATTATTCTGCGCTCAACTGTTAAAAATTTATCTTCACAGCTTAAAGCTAATAAAAATAATAATAATTTCTTCATTTATTAGCCGTATCCTTCAATAATATCTCATACATAGATTGAGCTATCCAATGTCTTGCGACTTTATCTTGCAAATCTTCATATCTAAATTTTTCTAATGTTTCTTCAAACTTTTGTTTATAATCAATATCTTTCTTTAACAATGTAAAGCTTGAACTATATTCTATTATATTATTATCCATTACTTCTTTTTCTTTCTCCAACTTAATGGATTGATATTAAATTCTTTTTCATAAAATTTTACTCGTTCTTCTAACTTTGCAAATTCTTGTTCTTCATTCTCAATATGTTTGGATAATAATTCTTCAATCTTTTCATTTGCTTCTAGCATACTGCTTTCTAATTCAATAAAGCGATTATAGAAATAAAAACCTTCACCAACTAATCCGCTCATAAATATAAATAAAGCAACAAAACCTTCTTTACTTACAGGTGCATTTTCCCAATTAATAAAAGAACTCTTTGACATTACAATTCACTTACTTTTCTTAATAAATCATCTTTTGTATCACTTGAAGAATATTCTATATTTCTAGCGCTTAAAAAAGACTTTATAATATCTTTATTATCTGAAGAAGATGGATAATCCTCTTTTACTGTTGCAACACCATTTATCAATTTTGTCTTACCTATAACCAATCTTCCATGCGTATCGCTATGTTTCTTAGCGCATTCAGCATCATAATACTCTTCAGCAGTTTTAAAACTATTAGTCTTCTTTTCTATTTCACCATCTACTTCTACAAAATAATTATAAGACGAAGGATAAGTCAGGACTTCCGTACTACCATCACGATATTTCTTTGTACGAGTAATACCCGGAGTTGCATTTCTATAAATGCGTATGCGATTGCCCTGACTACACCTTCTTATAATCATGCTTCCGCTTCTACCTCTTCAGCTTCTACTACTTCAGGTTCTTCTTTAGCTTCAAGAGCTCCTCGAAGCATATTAATGAACGCCTCTTTACCAACTTCTAATTGTTCTTTCACGAACGCATTGGTATTAAGTTTATTTTGCATATCATTAATATGATTAATCATTTGCTTCTGTTCATCTGACATATCTTCGATTACGTACTCTTCACCATCGAGACTCAAAACAGGCTTTTGTTCTTTTTCTTTTTTAGCCATTATGACTCCTTGTCTTTTTTGTTATTGTTAATAACACATCTGCTAAACCATCCCATTCCAAAACAAATGAGACACATTATCAGAAGTGCTATGTTTTCCATTATAATTTCTTAAAATCTGCAATAGCTACTGCAATTCCGTCACTTTGAGCTTTAGCTCTTGCCATGTCTGCATCGTAACGTGCTTTTTCTCTCTCTAAATCAGAAAGTGAATATTCACGCTTACTATCATCTTGAGCTTCACCAGACTCAGCACTCCATCGTTTCTGACTCATAGCAACGTATTCACGTTCCTCTTTGGCTGACGCTTGTCTCACGACTTTGCCATCTGAATCTTTCACTTCTGAAACTGCTTCACGCATGACTTGCTTCTCTTTTCCAAAAGAGGCTAGTTTGCTAGATTTCAACGAACTGTATTTACTCCAATCCATTTTATTCTCCTTTATCCGCTTCTATTTTTTCAAGTAGTTCAGCTTTTGAATCGCCACCTTGACCATCTGCGTTCATAGCATTGTAATCAATACTGTGGCTACTGCAATACTTACCTAACTGTGCCTTTGACCATGAATCCGATGGGTCTCCACTTGGATAACCATTCTGTTCTAAATGCCATGCTTCTTTGCAATCAGCATCAAATAATGAATCTGCAATCTTCTTTACTTTTGCATCTTCACTTGACCAATTCATATCTGGGTGAACTACATGACGATGATAACTAACGCCACCAATTTGTTTGCCATCATCCAAAACTTTTGTTGCTTGACGAACTTGTATTGAGTATTCGCCCTTTACTTCTATTTGGTCAACTTCGACCACTTTTTCTAAAGCCATTCTTGACTCCTTTGTTTATTATTCGTTTCCATTCAATTATCCCATTGAACTTGAATTATTAGACATAATATGTAATATAGAATGTCATTTGATTATTATTATCATTTGAGCCACTGGTAAAATCTGAATCATCAAGATATGATTGACCTCCAGCTCCATACATTATATATCCCCTTGTATCTGTAGCATGCTGAATAAACTCTGGTGCATCACCAGCCCAGTCCTCAGAATATACAACAAAACCTGTAACTCCAGCACTACTTGCAGAATAAGGAAATCCTGAAATTTGAATTAAAGTATAATTATTAGTAAAAGAAACATTGTCTGATGCTAAATGTCCCCATAAGTGGACAACATTACCAATTCTTCTATATTTTCCATATGTTGTAGAATCGTAAGTAAAAGAATAAGCTGAACCATCACCTCCTAAAGGAAACCATACTGGTGTCCAATCTCCTTCTTCATAAACCAATCCATCATCATCACTCGGAGCATTTTCTACAGTTGCACCATCTACTGTTCCGTGTAAATCATTACCTGACTTATCATACCATCTATCACTTGCTATACCAGACCCATCGTATTCTGCGACTGCACCGATTTGCACCATTGAAG